GAAATTCATCGCTTGCTGTTGGACTGTAATGAAACTGAACAGACTGTCATTATCCGCATGGCAAAGGAGTTAAAGGCCACTCTTGTCAGCCTTGGAGTTTAACATTATTTCGCAGTAAAAAGCACAAAATAAAACGGCCCGCATAAGCTGCAGACGCACCCTCGAATTCTCCTGGGTGCTGTTTGTGGTTTACGCGAGCCTTCGATTTTTTGCTTCTGAAATTCTGTATTTACCTTAAATCAAGAAATCGCTGCACTTACTTTTCCTCACAACTGTTCAATGCATCCTCAAATGTAAAGCGAATTTTCACGCGCTCATCGTTGAAAACCTCGATGCGGTCAATAAAGGTTTCCACCACATTCTGTGACAGGTGCATCACATCGCCAGCTTCTCCCACCGTATTCATCACGGCTTGCAAATTATCCGTATCTTTCTTCACAGGCTGGAAAACTTGATTTTTCTCGGTACGCAGCCGTTGGATTTGCGCCATTCTTTCATCTTCCTGTACTCGGTAAGCATCTCTCTGTCGGATGAACTCTTCCTTACTCATGTTTCCATCAGCATACTGCTCATACAATGCGACGCGCTGTTTTACGATCTCTTCCTTTTCTGCACTCAGCTTTTCTTCCTGCCGTTCTAGTGTGGAAAAGCAAATCAACGCTTTGCGTTCCCGCTCGTGCAGGATCCCCAATATATGCTCCGCCTGCTTTATCTGCTCTGTCAGCGCATTTCGGACGATATGTTCCAGCAGTTCCTTGGAGATCGGGATTCGCTTGCAGGGGCTGTCCACCGCTGTGGCCGAAAATCTGCAGTTAAACGAGGGGCCAAGCTTCTTGAGTACACGATATTTCATCAGCTTCTGGCAGTAGCCGCAATAGACCTTGCCTTTCAAGGGATACTGGTGCTTTGTGTAGTTCCCGGCCTGGTGTTTTCCATGCTGCAGCATGATGACCATTTGTGCCTGTTCAAATTCCTCCGGGGTCACAATGGCGGCATGGCTGTCCTCAATTCGTACCTGCTGTTCCAAGGGAGCGCGCAGGACCCGATGCTTACAAGGAACAGGCATAATAAATTTTGCTCCCACGTAGGTTCCTTTGTACTTCTCATTTTTCAGAACATGGTAAACCGTTCCACTTGTCCAATGGCTGCGCTGCAGATCCCATGCTTTCTGCTCACTGTACACATGGTTTTCCGCCACATGATACGCTGCCGGGGTCGGGATCTGCTTTTCATTCAGGATTTTTGCGATGGTGCCTGTTCTGTTGCCCTGCAATGCCAGTTCAAAGATCAACCGTACATACTGGCTGGCTACCGGGTCGAGGATCCGCTTATGGCAATCGTTCGGGTCCGACAGGAATCCAAACGGGCGGTATCCTCCGAGATACATTCCTTTCTTCTGCATCACATGGTCGGCTGCTGCGATTTTAGCGGAAAGATCCCGGCTGTAGGATGCGTTGATGATGTTCTTAATGGCTACTTCCAGTCCACGTACATCGTTTCCGATTTGCATTCCACTGTCGTAACCATCGTTGACGGAGATGAAGCGAGCGCCCAGCAACGGGAAGATCCGCTCCATATAATCGCCTGCTTCAATATAGTCACGGGCAAACCGGGAAAAGTCCTTTACGATAATCGTTTTTATCTTGCCATCCTGTGCATCCTGAATCAGCCGCTGAAACGCAGGACGGCTTGTAGATGTGCCGGAGTAGCCATCGTCCACGTACTCCTGACGCGGCTCTGCAGCCAGTTCGGGGCGGGCCATGATGTACCCCTCTACCAGTCCGCGCTGGCCCTGAATGCTGTTGCTCTCGGTCTTATCTGTTCCCACATCCTCGTCCGCAAGAGAAAGCCGATAATAGGTTCCGATCATCTGCTGCTCACCGCCTTTCAAACGTATAGATCAATTCTGCCTTTACGATTTCTGCTGCACGATTTTCCAGATTTCTCATACGGCGTACCCACTCCATCTGATTTTCTTCTTTCAGTTTTTCCGAAATGTTCTCCCGCTGGCTCATCTGCTCGATCAAAACCTCATATCGTTCTGCTGCCTGTTTTTCCACGTCTGCCAAAACAGTATCCAGTTTTCCACTCAGCAGCAGGCTCTGATAATAGGCTGGTTTTCGCAGTTTCAGGTACGCCTTGTGCAGCATTTCCCAGCGGCCAACCGGACGAGTCTGTTGCAGCTTCAAGGCTGGCAGGTAATAATCATCAACCAAAACATATTCCAGCCCAGTCCGGGCATCGTAGATTTTTTCGTTCATTGCTTTGTTCTCCTTTTTCATCACAGTAAAAATTCCGCATGAGTAATTTTCCTGCGATCCACTTCAATTTTCTTTACATACTGCTGCAGATTGTCTGCCGTTAAAAGAACCTCTGTGTTTCCTGCGATCTGCTTTTTCTGCCGTAATTCTTCTTGAATCAACGCAAGCTCTTTCTCTTTTTTGGTTTTTTCCTGTTTTTGTTCTACGATTTCATTTTCCAAGTTCTGCTTTAATTCCAAGAATTTCTCTTTTGAAAGTTTTCCGAAGACATACTGCTCATAGCCGCTGCGCTTCTGTGATTCCAGTCGAACGATATTGCCTGACGCCTGTTCAATTTCACGTTTTGTAGCTATTTCTTTTGATTGGAGTTTGCTTTTTCCAGAGCTTTTCCGTACCAACTTCTGCAAATCACGGTGTTCTTCCATCCGTTGGTGCAACTCCTTGTTAATGTCGTTCCAGAGGTCTTTCTCTGAGATGGAAACATGGCAAAATTTACAGTAAAAATACAGCGAACCATCCCTTTGCCAATGGCAAACCAGCTTTTCTCCGCACTCTTTGCAAAATATCCGGCCTTTGAAGATGTTCGGATTGTTCTTTCTGCGCTGTTTGCACCATGTTTTCCGTTCCTCCCTGACCGCTTGCTCAGCTTCCCGCAACGCGGAAACTTCATCAAACAGCTCCCAGCTGATAATCGCCGGATGGTTGTCCGGCACCATCCGCCAGCTTCCCCGTGGATTTTCTCCGATTTTTCGATACGTTTCATCGTAGGCGATGCGGTTATACACCATGGTTCCCGTGTAGACCGGATTTTCCAGAACCTTTGTCACGAAAGCTGGCTGCCATGTAGGGTCCTTTACCCGTGAGGTATTTCTCATATAACCCAGCTGACAGCGGCGTGTAAAAGGTGTTGGGATTCCCTGCGCAGACAGCTTCTTTGCAATCTCGCGCTCTTTCATGCCGGATTTCTTCCAGAGAAAAATCCGCATCACCACATCGCTGACTTCCTCATCCAGAACCAAATGATTCTGCTGATTTCTCTTGTAACCGAACGGAACCGGGGTATAGATTTCTCCCCGCGCTTCCTTGGAGCGAAAACACGACTGGATTTTCTGGGACAGGTCTTTCGAGTACATCTCGTTGATCATGCTCTTGATTGGCACCAGCATCCCGTCACGGCTCTGGCTGTTCAGGCTGTCATAATTATCATTGATGGCGATAAATCTTACGCCGAACAGCGGAAACACCTGTTCCAGATACTGGCCTGTTTCCACGAAATTGCGGCCCAAACGCGAGAAGTCCTTTACCACGATGCAGTCGATTTTCCGCTCCTGCAGTGCTTTTAGAAGCCTCTCAAATTCCGGGCGGTCAAAGTTCATCCCTGTGCACCGCTTGTCCGCAAACACATCCAGCAGCATCAGATCATCCCGGTGGTTGATATACTCTTTGATGTAAGAAATCTGCACTTCCAGCGATTCCGTATCCCGAAGTACATCATCAAAATCGGACAGTCGTGCGTAAATTGCGGTTTTCCAGATACGGTGCGGTGCGTTCTCCGCTTCCCGCTGCGCCGCACTTACTTTCTTGCTTACTCTTGCCATAGGTCAGACTCTCCTTTCATGCAGATACTTCATGCTGCCCCATCTGCTTTTGATGCAGTTCTTCCAGCAGGTCTGCAATCTCATCGTGGAATCGGAACGTGATTTCTACCCGGTTGCCCTCATACACTTCGATTTTCTCAATCAGTTCCACGACCATCGGACGGGTGATTTCTTCCAATTTTCGATACTTACGGTACACATCCAGAAACGGATAAGCGTTTGGAGCAGTCTGTAGGTTTTGCCGTTCTGCTTCCAGTTCTGTGATTTTGCGGTCATACTCTTCGATCCGATTGCTGTACAGTTCGTTGTAGTTCAAAAAATCCTCCCGTGTGAGGATTTCGTCTGCATAATCCCCGTACAGTTTTTCCTTAATGCCCTGTGTATGGGCCTTTTCTGCAGTCAGCTGCCGAATCTGCCGTTCGATGCGCCGCACACGGTAGGGTTCCTGCTGGGCCTGCCGGATGCTTTCTACAAACTCGGCTTCTTCCATCACGATCTGGATCTGCATCTGAAGCGCGTTCCGCACGACGTTATAGAGTTTTTCATCCCGCAGATTATGGCTCGTGCAGCTGCCCTTGTTCTGCTTGCTGCCGGAGCACTGATAATAGATATACCGCTTTCCTTTATAGCTGGCCGACCTGCGCACTAGCCGGCTGCCGCAGTCCCCACAGTAGAGAAAGCCTGCAAACAGGGCCACCGTTTCGGCATCGTTCGGCCTGCGTGTTTCGGTTTCCAGAATCCGCTGCACCAGTTCAAACTGCTCTGCCGGAATGATTGCTTCATGGGTGTTGTCCACGATTACCCAGTCCCGCATCGGCACGTTCATTTTCTTTTTGGAGCGATAATCCAGTCGTCGTGTCTTTCCCTGTACCAGTTTTCCGATATAGACCTCGTTGTGCAGAATGCGGTCCACTGCCTTGGCAGACCACGGCGGCTCATCGCTCTTGCGGAAATGCAGGCTCAGCTTTGCACCGCTCTGCAGCTTTCGTGCAGCTGGGGACGATACCTTTTTCGCATTCAAACGATCTGCGATGCCCTGATTATTCATGCCACTGATCTTCCAGCGGAAAATACTTTGTACATTTTCTGCTGCCAGTTCGTCCACGATCAGCTTCGTATGATTGGCAGGATCCTTCCGGTATCCATACGCTGCAAAGCTCCCCACAAAATCGCCGCGCTTGCGCTTGACCGCAAGCTGGCTCTTGATCTTGACGGAAATATCCCGGCAGTACGCATCATTGAGCAAATTCCGCATCGGAACCATGATGGAATCGCTGGTCTTCCACGCGGATTGGCTGTCATAGTTGTCCGTCACTGCAATCAGCCGGACTCGCATGACCGGGAAAATCCGTTCCAGATAGCGTCCCACTTCAATATAGTTTCGCCCGAATCGGGATAAATCTTTGACCAGAATGCAGTTGATGGTTCCTTGCTCCAGCTCCTGAAACAGCCTTTGGAACGCAGGCCGTTCAAATAATGAGGTGTGATAGCGATAGCGGCAAAAAGCTAATAAAATCAATGGTTTTGCGGACAGCGGATAGACAGGGAATGTGTTAAAAACTGAATACGCACACAAACGGCGTTACCTTAACCCCTTTGGGGGAGAAAGTAACGCCGTTTTTTTATGCCCGCAGGAAAGGAGGTGCAGCCGGAATGTATTTCACAAAGGGCAAGCAGCGGGCGTTTGAATTGCTCATGCAGCAGAAGCCGGGATTTGACCGCTATCAATCCGGTTGTGCCGGAGATGATGAAGATTGCGGCACTTGCCGTTTCTACCGCCCCGGGTGGAAATATGAGTTTTGCGTTTTCAAAGAGTGTCCCTATTGCCCCGGCAAAAGGACGCGGAAAACGCACGCCAGCATGGACAAATAGACGGGCAAAAGCCCTTGTGCCATGCGGCTTTGCAGACGCGAAAACGGCAAAGGGCATATTGCAATACCAAAACAGCCGAAAACGGCTTTCTAATTGTCCACGCATACCAAGAGAGGAAGTGAGGAAATATGGCAGTTTTCAGAGTGGAGCGAAATACGGGATATACCGTTATGAGCAACCACCACTTGCGAAACAAGGAATTGTCCTTAAAGGCAAAGGGCTTGTTGTCGCAAATGCTTTCGCTGCCCGAAGATTGGGATTATACCCTTGCGGGCTTATCCCATATCAACCGGGAGAAGATCGACGCAATCCGCGAAGCGGTAAAGGAACTCGAAAAAGCCGGATATATCGTGCGCAGCCGGGAGCGCGACGAAAAGGGACGCTTGCGGGGCGCAGATTACGTCATATACGAGCAGCCGCAGCCGCGAGAGCCGGAAGCAGCTACCAGCGGCGGACAGCCGCCTATATTGGATTTACCTACATTGGAAAATCCAACATTGGATAATCCAACGTTGGAAAAACCTACGCAGGAAAAACCTACGTTGGAAAATCCAACGCAATTAAATAAAGATATATTAAGTAAAGAACAATCAATTACTGATTTATCAAGTACCGATTCCATTCCTTTCCATTCCCTAAACCCCTTGCCCTTTGCGCATGGCGAAGCGGCTACGCCGCCGGAAAGGAAAAGAACGGAAGCGAAAAGCAATAGCGCAGTAGAGATTTACAGGGAGATTATCAAGGACAATATCGAATACGACCATCTCATTCAAAACTGCAAAATTGACAAAGACCGTTTGGACGAGATTGTTGACCTTATGCTGGAAACCGTCTGCACAGCCCGAAAGACAATCCGTATTGCCGGGGACGACTACCCCGCCGAATTGGTGAAATCCAAGTTTTTGAAGCTGAACAGCAGCCATATTGAGTTTGTTTTGGATTGCATGAGGGAGAACACAACCAAAGTGCGCAACATCAAGCAGTATCTAAAAGCGGTGCTGTTCAACGCGCCGAGTACCATTGACAGCTACTATACCGCCCTTGTCAATCACGACTTATACGGCGGCGAATGAGCATAGCCGCACTTTACCGGGAAAGGAGTTGATACCTTGCAGGAGGAAGTAACCCAAAAAACGATTGCCCTATACGTCAAAGTGGGAAAAGGCGCGGCGCGGCTTACCGAACAGGCGTTACAGAAAGCAATCCAAAAGTTTTTGGAGCAGAAAAGCAAACCCGCGCATGGGAAACAGACCATGCGGCAGCTTATGAAGCAGAACGCGGGTGTTTCCAACATCGAGATCACCGACAGCAATATTAAAGCCTTTGAGAGTACGGCGAAGAAATACAACATAGATTTTTCGCTAAAAAAGGTTAAGGGCGAGCAGACCCGTTACCTTGTGTTTTTCAAAGGCCGGGACGCGGACGTTATGACCGCAGCGTTTCAAGAGTTTTCCGCAAAGAAGCTGAACCGGGAGAAAAAGCCCTCTATCCGCAAAGCCCTTGCCGCTGCAAAGGACAAGGCGAAGCAGCTTAACGCCGCCCGCGACAAGGTAAAGAAAATGGACAGGGGGCGCGAGATATGAAGCAGATCAACTACAAAAAGCTGATACTTCCGAATATCCCCTATGTGTTCTTTGTCTATCTCTTTGATAAAGTCGGACAGGCGGTGCGGCTTGCCCCCGGCGCGGATATTTCTGCAAAGATACTGAATATCACACAAGGATTTTCCGCAGCCTTTGAAAACGCCTTGCCGAGCGTTTACCCGTTGGATTTGCTTGTCGGCATTGTCGGTGCGGTGATTATCCGCTTGATAGTCTATGTCAAAGGGAAAAACGCGAAGAAATACCGCAAGGGCGCGGAGTACGGCTCTGCCCGATGGGGAAACGCCGAAGATATAAAGCCCTACATAGACCCGGATTTCCAAAACAACATCATTTTGACGCAGACGGAACGGCTTACCATGAACAGCCGCCCGAAGCAGCCGAAGTACGCGAGAAATAAGAACGTCGTCGTGATCGGCGGCAGCGGCAGCGGAAAAACAAGATTTTTTGTCAAACCTAATCTAATGCAGCTTCATTCCTCTTACGTCTTAACCGACCCGAAAGGTACGGTTTTGATTGAGTGCGGGAAGCTGCTGCAACGGGCGGGCTACCGCATTAAGGTACTGAATACGATTAACTTCAAAAAATCTATGCACTACAACCCCTTTGTGTATATCCGCAGCGAGAAAGATATTTTGAAGCTGGTAAATACGTTGATAGCGAATACCAAAGGTGAGGGAGAAAAAAGCGCGGAGGATTTTTGGGTAAAGGCAGAACGGCTTTTGTATTGCGCGTTGGTGGGCTACATCTGGTACGAAGCCCCCGCCGAGGAAATGAACTTTATTACCCTGTTGGAACTTATCAACGCCAGCGAAGCCCGCGAGGACGACGAGGAATATCAAAGCCCCGTCGATTTGCTGTTTGCCGACTTGGAAGAACGCGACCCCGACCATTTCGCGGTGAAGCAGTACCGAAAATATAAATTGGCGGCGGGTGTTGTATGCTCTAAAAGACTTCTTAATCAAGCGGTTGGGAAGTCTCTTAGAACACACAACCTAAAACCGAAGAAAGGAGCGCAAGTTATG